ACAGCGCTTTCGGGGCCGTCAACGAAGTCAACGACACGCAAAGGCAGGGTCGCAGTAGTTGCTGCTGCACCCACGGCGTTCTTACTACGACCAATGTCGGTTGAACCTGCCGTTTGCACAACGGGCACGTTCGCACCAAGAGCTGACTGAGCCAAGGAACCACTTGACTGCATCTGCATCAGGACATTGGGGTCATCAACCACATACGCCACAGCATCACTGGCAACCAAATCGGCTGGCCACTGCTGGGCATAGGTGGGCTGCTTGGTGGTGGGATCGGTGTAGAAACAACCAGCAAAGACGCCGACCGGGGTCATTGTCGCAGTGCCTTCGTCCTTTTCTACAGTCCCGCCAGCGACGAGCTTAACAAAATCACCATAGAAGATGCTCGTGTCGTAACCCGAGGCAATCTTGATATGGCGCACTTTCCCGGTGAATGAACCGGAAGCGCTGAGGCTTCCTACAGGTTCTGCACCGATGGGAGCGGCTACATTTGCCATTTCCTATCTCCTTGATAAGTTATGACGAGGCAACCTTTCCTGAATGTTCCACGTGGAACAATTTCTTGGGGTTAGCCTCGACCAAAGGTTGTCCGGCGCTCTGGCTGAAGCACAGGCATCCGGGGGTCATTTTCCCTCAAGAAGCTATTATCGACCGACTCCATCTGGGTTTCGGCAACCTGCTGGTAGTGCGCCTGACGTTGCTGCATCAGCTTTTCAGGTGCCTTACACAGGAGTAGTCCCCCAATCTCCACATTGCCCTCAAATCGGGAGCCGATATCGGACATAACTTGAAGTTCTGGGTGATCCTCTGCCTTTACTGGAATCCAGCCTTCTCGGAGCTTCTGCGACACATTGGTGTTGTCAGACTGCCCAAGAGTGCTTGTGCGTACCCAGCGGAATACCCAGCCGTCTTGCGGCTCAGGCACTGGCAATACGGAAGCCGGTTTCCATGAATCGGTAGGTCGTTGATTAGCTTCGCGAGCCTCTGCGGCTCTCTTTGTGCGCTCTTCTGCCATTTCAAGACTCCTTTAAAAGCTGATTGGCATACTGTTCGGGTGTAATCCCAAGTCGCTTGGCGAGAGCAATTTGGGTTCGGCTCAACCTCACTTTGCGTGGCTTGGCTCCGTTATTCCTCGTAGAGGGGGCCGTTACCACGGGGGGGCTTTGGTGGGTCGAGGAAGGCTCATGGCCTGAACCGGATTCCTCACCAAAGTATTCGGGAAACTTTGCTCGCATGGTGCGATCAATCGTTTCGTAGTACTCATCTGAGTCGGGCGCTATACCCTCCTCAGTAACTAAGCGCTCATGGACGCCATACGCCAGAGCGGTCATGTCTTTTTGCTTGCCAAACCAATCATTCTCGGCGGCCCAATTTTGCGCCCTCTCTGAGGGCTTCGGGGGTGGTGCCACTTGCTGTCTTGGCTTGGGGGCTGGTTGCTGCTTCTGCACGGGCGGCCTACTCTTAACTTGTTGAGCATTCCACTGCGCTGCCTTGGCTTCCTGCTGGGCTGCCATCATGGCTTCCTGAGCGGCAATCACTTTATCCGTGTTGCCTTCCTCATAAGCCTGACGGTAATCCTGCTTGGCCTTCTCAAGCTGGGCCGTTGCCCTACTTTCCGCCTGCTCGTGAAGTAGGTGCTCGCCCTGATTAATAATCTGCTGGTACTGGCGGCTTTGCTCGGCGTAGGTCTGGGCTACACGAATAGCCTCCTCCCGCATACGCTCTGCTTCTTCCCGCTTTCGGCGCTCCTCATGCTGTTGGTATTTCAGCTTGTTGATACGCTTCTTGACCTTTTCCCCGTAGTTTTCCAGCTCATCGTCATCCTGAGCCTTCGTTTCCTGTTTTTCGGGGGGCCTTCGGTCTTCCTCGGGCCGGTCATCGACAATCTCAACCTCGGGAGTCTCCACAGGGGTGCCCTTGTCGAATGTGGTCTTGACGCCGAAGAACTTGTCTTCGGTCGAGGTTTCTACGGTTTCCTCGCTCATACCTTTTCGATTCCTCGCGGGTCTTGAACAACTGCCTCCACACTGTCGTCATTAATAAGACGAAACTCCTTCCCGTGGATTTTGAACCGCGTACCGCTATAGGAGCGCATCAAAACCCAGTCACCCTTTTTGCAATAGGGACCGTTAGGGAAGCGGTTTGTGTCTTGATAGGCATCAGCGCCAACCTCCAAGACAAATCCGCAAATAGATCCCACTTCCTCAACATCCATCGTTTGTTTTGCTTTGAGGATGCCGCCCTCCGTTTTTTCGTCCGGCTGGGGGAGTGCAATCAGTAGCTTGTAGCCTTTCGGCTCAGGTAGTTGGCTGGCAACTTGTTCAGTCATTTTCCGCTCTCTGCACCAGATTTCGGCGTCTGGAGTCGCCATGCGCCACCCTATGTGGCGAATTAGTCCCTGCTCATCCTGTCATCAAGATCAAGCAGTAGTCGCTCTGCATAGGCAAGACCCTGTATGGTCCCTACGCAGCGTTGATACTCTTCAATGTTTTGGCAGCCACCTGTAGACATGTGGTCGCTTATTTCATTCATTTCGCGACGATACTCTACTTGGAGTACTGTTAACAAGTTATTTGCAGCTTTTTCACTCATCTATTAAATCTTTTACCAGATTAAACCCAGCCTTGAAGCCTTCGATTTCTTTCTGGCTTTCAGACCTTGATTCCTCGGACGCCATCTTTGAAGCGATCCGGGCGCTCTCAATGCGCTCCTGCTGGTCCATCTTCTGGGACTCAAGCGCTGTTTTACTGCGGGTCTTTTCAAGGTCAGCTTCGATTTTGGCCATTTCGGCCTGCGCCTTGGCCATTGCGCTCTGCTCCTTGATCTGAAGCTCACGCTGCTGCATTTGCACAATCGGGTCTTGTTGCTGTGCCGCCTGTTCTTGAGCCTGCGCCTCTTGCTGAGCTTTTCCGGTAAGCTGCGCTGCTGCCGGTGCCACCAGCCGGGACAGCCTCAATTCGATGTCTTCTGGTAGCTGCTCGTCTGGGCTTGGCAGCTCCACACCCAGCTCCTTTTCGATATTTGCCCTGTATGCGAACGCGACGTGCTCTGCGATATGGGCTGCCATGGCTGCCTGAGCCGCACCGGCTGCTGGGTTTTTCTCCATGAGTCCTGCCAGCTTGGGGTTTTCCATCAGCGACATGTGGACTTGGATATGCGCCTCGTGATCCTGATAAATGAACGCCTTTACGGGGTCGCCATTGATGATGTTCATGTTCTCGCTAACAGGGTCCGTGGGCCTGATGTCGTCTTCAAGCGGCACCACCTTATCTGCATCTTGGATGCCCAGAACCTCCAACATCTGGCGGTGCAGCAGCGGCAGGTCGTACATCTGCGGGGCCTGTGACGCCAACTGCAATGCCGCCTGATACTGCATGATCCGCTGCGCCATGGTGCCTGCGTTTGGATCGCTGACAGGAATAATGTCGATCCTGTCATCAAAATCTTCCCTAACAATAGGCCCAGAGGCCGGGTCATAGGGGTACATCTCGGGACCGTAATCCCTAACCAGCCCAGCAAGGATGATCAGCTCTTTGGTCATCGACGCATGGACTCTGGCCTGAACCGCGCTCATCACTTTCATTTCGCGTTCAAGTATTGCCAGTGTGGTGCCAACCGGCGCTTCGCCGTTGATGTCAGAAGCCTTTACATCCGCCGCCGATGCAAACCGGCGTCCCTCCTGAACAATATCCCCCAGTAGCTGATACAGAACATTGCTGGGTTCTTTGTAGGGAAGGAACGTGATGTTGTCCCTGATAGCGCCACTCGGAACATCCACATCGCGAAACTCTCCCGGCATTATGGGCGAGTCATCACCCTTAATCCGCAGACCACGCGACTTCAATCCTCCGGGTAGGTTGGCAAGCGTTCCAGCGTCCACTAGCTGCCTGAGCAGTGAGGTTGCTGATTTCGACAGGCCGCCAATCATGTGAACCAAGCCAAAGCCGTAGAAGCCAAGGCCCGGAAGGTATTGGTAATGGACGTAATGATCGCGGCGCGTCTTTGTTGGGTCGTCTTCCATCCAGTTGCGACGAATCGACAAGACCTCTCTGGATGACTTGTCAATGGTTACAACGTAGGGGAGCGCAATTCCGTCCTTGTCCTCAAATCCTTTCAGGTCAAGATCGACGTGCATCTCCAGCAGGGTGTGGCGGCTGTCATGCTCAACATCCGCGTCTCCTGTTAATCGGTCATATTTTTCCTGAATCTCCGTCAGGTCTGGTGTGGACGCAGGGAGGGGGATGTCTCGGTAGAATCCCGCCACTTGCATCTTGCGAATTTCGTTGGGCGTCCGCTTCATGACGTGCGTGGCGCGTTCACAGGTCGTCATATCTGACGCGCCATAACTCACCACAAAGTCTTCAGCGGGGACGAACATCGCACATGGGCGGCCCATGCTGGGGTCGTAATACACCTTGCGGAAGGCCGATCCTGCAATAGGCAGGGAAAACAGCATTTTCTCGGTTTCGGTGCGGTATTCAGACATCCGCTGGGTAATCAGGTAGTTAAGGTAATCCTGTACCCGGTGGGCCTGTTTGGTCTTTTCGCTGTCAATCGGACCCACAATGCTGGTCTTTACCGGGCCACTGGCGGGATAAATCTCTTGGATTGTTTGTGACTGAAACCGAATGACCGCCTCTGAAAGCATTGGGTGAAACACGCCACAGGCTCCGTCCCATGGGGTGCTTCGGTCTTCAAACCGCAGTCCTAACAAGTCAAGCCCACGGACATAGGATTCCTCCCAGTCCTTTCGGCTCATCTTGTCTGACTCAAAGTGGCCAACCAGCTCAGACCCCAACACCATGAGGTCTGTCTCATCCATGTGCTCGGCTAGGTTGTCACCGTGGCTGATGACCATGCTGGTTTCGGGATCAAAATCAAAGGTCATCCCGCCATCGTCATCCATGATGGACACCGAATCGGGGTTCTCTATGATGATCTCAAGAGCGTCTGGCTCTGAACCAGCGGGGGCCTCTATGGCCCGTTCAATGGCCATTAATCAGCCCATTTTTCCTGAGTGTCGGGTGCCTTTGGTGGCAGCACCTGTGCCTCGGGTTTTACCCGCAGCGCCCGTCTTCTCGGCCATCATGGTCTTGCCGCCTTTGAAGTAGCCCTTGGTCTTGGGCACCATACCGCCGCTGGCCATCTTGCCTTTGCCGTCAGCCGCGAAAAACGGAACCTTCTTTCCGTCTTTTTCAACCATCTTCAGCTTGCCACCGGCTTTGTAGCCTTTGGTCTTCATTTTTCCGCCAGCCTTGTAGCCCTTGCTTTTCATCATCGTTGTCACCTAAGAATCATCTGCGTAAAGGTTGTTGAATACCCTGTTCACGTCCAGCGTGTAATCCAAGTCAGACTTGGAGTAGTGGATATGCTGGGATGGCCTGAAGTCGGGAGCACCATTGCCAGTCTCAAACCACGCAGGGTGTGTTACCCGTACACGGTTATTTGGCAGTGCCACAATGTTTCCGGTCAGGTTTTCCGCGTCCAGTAGCTCAAGTACGTGGCTTTGTTTGTGCTGTGCCGGGTCGTCAGCAATCTCACTGTCGGTGTAATCAACAGTGAACAGGTAACGCGCCGGGAAAAAATTGTCTTCTATTTTTGCCAGCCATGGACACGGCGTGGCTCGCTCCAAGACATAAACCGCATGGGTTCTTGATGAGCAATCCCACGGCTGGGCCGCATAGGTTGGCATTGGGTCTGGCCATTCCTCTAACGGGGTATCAGCAACAAGCGCTGTGATGGGCATTCTTGCCCACATGGCCCCGCCGTGAATGTTCGGTTCATCTTCGTCATAGGTCTCTGCCCCGGTGAAGATCACCTGAAAACTGAGGCAGCGAGAAGGCATTGTGGTGACAGCAATCGCCATCGCGTGAAGAAATTCACCGTGGTATTTGCTGTGGTTGTGTGTGTATTCACGTCGCACCCAGCACTTGAAGTGCGGGATGTTGCTTTGCAAGAAGGCCATAGAAGTCTTCTAGTTAACTTGTCACAGGTGCAATATACCCCAATTCAGGGCTGTTTAGTAGTAGTTTGCTGACCTTGCGTAGTCAGGCTCGTCATCGTCGTAGTCGGACGCTAACCGCAGGAATCCGCCCTGACGGAACCGCATGAGTGCCTGTGTCATGGCATCTACGAGGTCGTCATGCTCTCCTGCCGGAAATGCGGCGATTTCGTCAATCACTTCCTCTGCCCACCGCGTCTCGGGTGCCCACACCATGCCGCTGGCAAAGATGTCGGATACCGAGTTGAGTCGAGCAATCTTGTCATTGCCCCGTGAGGGTGTGTATTGGCTGACAGGTAGGCCCGTGGCCCTTAGCTCCTGAATCAGCGGGAGGCCAGCAGCTTTCGCCTCAATGATGAGGGTGTCTGGCTGCATTTCGCTGTACTTGTCATAGGCTGTGCGCTTGAGCTGTGGAAACTCCAAGCGGTCTTTGTAGGCATCCAGTAGGATGATTTGAGGGACCGTGGCCCCGTTTTCATCGGGGTGGTAGAACACACCGATAGTGATGCAGGCTGAGTAATCTGATCGCTCGTTTTTGGTGTGAGCGCAGTCCCAGCTCTGGATAATATATTCACAGTTGGGTGGATATTCCGGTTCCCACACCTTCCACCACTCCCGCTTAATGAGAGCGCCTTCTTCAGCCGTGGGATTCTGCTGATACTGGGCGTTCCACTTGGAGGGTGGCAGTTCGCTTTTCAGCGCCTCAAGCTCTGACTTGCTCCAGAACTCAGGCCATAACGGGCCGCCTGACGGCATGATGGCTGGAAATTCGATAACTTCCCATTCGTCAGAGCCATGCCGTTGTGCCGAGGACTTGATGATCTTGCCCGTCAGATCCCGCATGTGCCACCGGGTCATCACGATCACAATGGCCCCACCGGGTTGCAAGCGCTGCCGGGGTCCGGATGTGTACCAGTCATAAGTGCGATCAAAGACCGCCGGGTCGGCTGACTGGCCCTCTTGCTCTGAGTGAGGGTCATCAATAATTAACAAGTCA